TGGCTCCGGCCGGGCTTTTTTCAACCCCCATTCGAGAGCACCCACCACGGCGCCCCACCGGGCACGACTGCCGTGTGCCTGGGTGCTGCCGAATGCAGGTGAACCACGGAGAGCATCCCGATGTGGACATACCGCGAGCGCCGCAACCGCGCGGCTTTCAGCAGCGCCCAGCACGCCTGGGACTTCGCCGGAGACCCGCTCTGGGACCAGCCGGACCCGGAACCAGAGCACGACGACGAAGAGCAGGAGGCCGACGATGGCCTGGGCGAATGAGCGCGCCGAGGGCGTGATCGAGGAAGCGATCGTCGCTATGCGTCGGTCGGTGATCCCGCGCCACGACCAGTTGGTATGGCGCGGCCAGATCGAGATGGCCTACACACTAGACGCCATCGGCACCCGGCAATACGACGACATGCGCCGCCGGCTCGACGCCGCAGCGGACGCGAGACAGCAAGAACTGAGGAGCATCGACCTATGACCACCCGCCCCGTTTGCTCGATCATCGACGACCAGCTCGACGATATCGAAGAGTTTGCCGGAAAGAGCATCCGCCAGGCCGTCGAGTTGGCCAACCGTCACGGCTACAACAAACCGTTCTTCGCCGACATATGCGGCGACCTCTGCGTTCTGCGCTTCCGGCGCAGCTCCCGCCTTCACGCGACAACCACCCTCACCCTGAAATGAGACCAGCCCCATGACTGCAGCTCTCGCATCGGTCGGCGCGCTCGACCGCACCAAGTACCTCGGCGGCAGCGATGTCGCCGGCATCCTCGGCATCAGCCCCTGGCGCACTCCGTTGGACGTGTACCTGGATAAGGTCCAGCCGCGCACCGGTCCCGTCGACCCGGCGAAGCAGAAGATTTTCACCCGTGGCCAGCGGATGGAGCCCTACGTCATCGACCTGCTGGCCGAAGAGACCGGCCTGAAGATCATCGGTCGCGGAAACCGCTACCGCGACCAGCAGCACGACTTCATGGCCGCCGAGATCGACGCCGAGGCCGCCAGCGGCGAAAACATCGAGATCAAGACGGTCAGCCCATTCAAGGCAAAGGACTGGGGTGAGGTTCAGACCGATGCCATTCCAGTCCACTACACCGCCCAGGCCATGCACGGCCTGATGGTCACCGGCCGCCAGGTCTGCATCTTCGGCGTGCTGATCGGCGGCGACGACTTCCGCGTGTACCGCGTCGAGCGGGACGACGAAACCATCGCGGCGATTCGCGAGAAGGAGGTCGAGTTCTGGGGACGCATCCAGCGCCTGGATCCGCCCGAAGCAACCGCTGTCAGCGACATCCTCCGGCTGTTCGAGCGTGACGCCGGAACCAGCATCGAGGCCGATGGCAAGGTCGTGGAGGTGTTCAACCGCCTGCGCGAACTGAAAGCCAAGGCCAAGGGCCTGGAGTACGAGATCGAGTCCGCAGAGGAGCGCATCAAGCTCTTCATGCAGGACCACGCCCAACTCACGGTCAACGGCAAGTCGGTACTGACGTGGAAGTCCCAGACCACCAACCGCTTCGACCAATCCGCCTTCAAGGAAGCTCACCCCGCGCTGTTCGAGCAGTTCAAGAAGACCAGCGAATCCCGCGTTTTCCGCCTCAAGTAACCGGAGCCCAGCATGTCCGCAACCGCCCTGAAAGCCGCCGCGACCGGCAATGTCGCCAACAATGGCCAGCCGAAAACGCTGGCCCACCTGATGACTGACCCGAAGATCAAAGCCCAGATGGCCCTGGCGCTTCCGAAGCACATGACCGCCGACCGACTCGCGCGCATCGCGCTGACCGAGATCCGCAAAGTACCGGCCCTGGCGAAATGCAATCAGGAGAGTTTCCTCGGCGCCGTGATGCAATGCGCGCAGCTCGGCCTGGAACCGGGTAACGCTCTCGGCCATGCCTACCTGCTGCCGTTCGGCAACGGCAAGGCGAAAGATGGCCTGTCGAACGTCCAGTTGATCATCGGCTACCGCGGGATGATTGACCTTGCCCGGCGCTCCGGCCAGATCGTTTCGCTCACCGCGCGCACCGTGCACCAGAACGACCAGTTCAGCTATCGCTACGGCCTCGACGAAGACGTCCAGCACGTTCCGGGAGAAGGTGAACGCGGCGTCATGACCCACGTCTACGCGGTCGCCAAGCTGAAGGACGGCGGCGTGCAATTCGAGGTCATGAGCAAGGCCGACGTCGACAAAGTACGCGCCACCAGCAAGGCATCCGGAAACGGGCCTTGGGTCACCCACTACGAAGAGATGGCCAAGAAGACCGTCATCCGCCGGCTGTTCAAGTACCTGCCGGTCAGCATCGAGTTGCAGACCGCAGTCACCCTGGACGAACGCGCCGACGCCGGATTGGACCAGGACAACGCGTCCATCCTCACCGGCGAATACAGCGTTGTTGACGACCAGGACCCGGACGGCGTGAACACCGAGACGGGCGAAATCACCGAACCCGCCCCGGGCCAGCAGTCGGACACCGGCGACACCGGCACCGACGAGCTCAATCTCGAGTAACCGGCCATGCCCAGCCGAACCGTCGAAGAGCAGTTCGACCGTGTCGAGGAGTTCAACAGCCTCCTCGGCGCGGCGGAGCTGAATGCCGCCACCACCTGGGAAGAAGAGTTCACCGCCGACCTGCGCGCCAACTTCCAGCGCTACGGCCCGCGGATGTTCCTCAGCGAGTCCCAGCACACCACCCTCGAACGCATCGCCAACCAGTAGGAACAGCAGCCAATGACAGCCCAAACCGCCGCAACTATCGCTCAAGACCTCGTAGAAGAGTTCGACGAGGAACAGCCCGCCACCGTAGTTTCCCTCGCTGCCGAAACGCTCGGCCGCGACCTGCTCCAGGCCCTGCTGCAGGAGGTCCGCGTCCTGCCGGATGTCTGGCCGAAGCTGACCGAAAAGAAACAAGCCGACGTCATCGACCGCCTGCGCAGCACCGTAGAGCGCACCGTGAAGTATGCGGTCAAGCTGATTTCCGCCGGCGAGCGCCCGGCCATCGGCGGCATCCTGGAGTCGGTGGCGATCAAAGAAGGCATCAAGGCGACCTTCAAGGTCAGCCAGTTCGACCCGCTGCGTCACGACCTAATCGACCGTGCCGGCAAGGTCTGCATGCTGGTGGTGGCCGACGCTGAGGAGTACCTGCAGGGCATGGACACCGTCGTACCCGATCCCGACCAGAGCGCCCTGGCCCTGGACGAAAGCGACGATGGCGACGACGCCGGCGGCACTGGTGCGCAAGACCCGCTCTACATCGAAGCGGTCAGCCATGTCATCGACACACGCCGGGTCAGCATCAGCGGGCTCCAGCGCTACCTGAAAATCGGCTACAACCGCGCCGCGCGCATCGTCGAGGAAATGGAAGCCGCTGGCGTTGTATCGGCACCGAACTCCAACGGCGAGCGCGAGGTGATCCTGCAATCACCGCCGGAACCGGAAAAAGACCCGCTGAGCAGCGCCGCCGAGCCCGGCGCCACAACCTACGGCGGCCACACCATCGACGACATCACCGTCCTGGTGCTGCGCAAAGACGAGATCACCCCGGGCTGGCTGCAGTCGCGCTTCGCGCTGAGCACCGACGAGTCCTTGGCTGTCGCCCTGAAGCTGCTCGACGACGGTGTGATCACGCTCGCCACCGAAGGCGAATCGCCCGACCTCAACACCTACCGCGTCGCCGTTGCCACCAAGGCCCCGGCCGAAGAGCCCATCACCCTGGAGTGAGCCATGCGCATCACGAAACTCGAAATCACCAACTTCCAAGGGCTGCGTCATGCGGCCCTTGATGTTTCTGCGCCGGTGCTCCTGGTGGCCGGCCACAACGGCGCCGGCAAGAGTTCGCTGATCGACGCCATCAGCCACGCCTTCACCGGTAAGCCCGGCCGCGTTGCGCAGAAGCAGCATATCGGCCAACTGATCACCGAGGGCGCCAAGAAAGGGGAGGCCCGCGTCGAGTGGCTGGACGATGCCGGCGAGGTGCAGGCCTGCGGGGTCGCGCTGCCCAGCGGCAAAGGCTCCCCGCTCGCCGACTCGCCGTTCCTGCCGTTCGTGCTCGACGCCAGCCGCTTCGCCGCTCTGGACGCCAAAGATCGCCGCCGGGTTCTGTTCGACCTGACCGGCGCCAGCGCCAGCCCGGTCGAGGTCGGCAAGCGCCTGAAGGCCAAGGGCATCGACGTGGCGCTGTTCGAGAAGGTGAAGCCCCTGCTCCGCTCCGGGTTCCCGGCCGCCGTCGAACAGGCCAAGGCCTACGCCAGCGAAGCGCGCGGCGCCTGGAAAGCGGTCACCGGCGAGAACTACGGCAGCGAGAAGGCGAACGGGTGGGAGCCGGAGGCGCCGCCGGTCATCGTCAGCGAGGAGGAACTGGAATCGGCGCGCGCGGAACTGCGAGCCACCGCCCAGGACCTGGACGAGGCCCAGCAGACCCTGGGCTCCAGCAAGCGCGCCCACGCCGACGCCCAGGCGCGGGCCAGCCGCATCACCGCTCTGCGCGAAACCGCAGCGCTGGCCGACCGCCGGCGCAACAAGCTGGCAACCGACGAGGCCAATCAGGACGAATGGTCGGAAAAGGTGATGGCAGCCGAGGCCGCCGCCAGCGGCGAGCCCGCCCACCAGCCGCTGACCTGCCCTCATTGCCAGGGCGCCGTGGACCTGCAGGCCGGCCAGTTGGTCGCGCACCAGCCACCGGCGAAGGTTGCCGATCCCGAGGCGGCGAAACGCCTGGAGGAGTACCGCGGGTATCTTGCCAGCGCTCAGCGGGCCGTCGCCAACAGCCGGCGGGACCTGAAGGAGAGCGAAGACGCCGCCGCGCAGGCCGCCGCCCTGGAAGCCGAAACCGCCCAGGCGCCCAGCGCCGAGGCGATCGCCAACGGCGAACAAGCGATCAACGAACTGCGCCAGGCGCGTGACCGGCAGCAGGCCAAGGTGCAGTCGCTGCAGGAAGCGTTCAATGCTGCCGCCCAGCGCCAGGACGTCATCAAGCAGGCCGCCGGATTCCACGCCGAGGTCTGCGCCTGGAGCGCCCTGGCCGATGCCCTATCGCCCGCGGGCATCCCAGCGGAGATCCTGGCCGATGCGATCGGACCGGTGAACGAGCTGCTGCAGCGCCTATCCGGCACCGCCGGCTGGTCGCCGGTACAGATCAGCGCCGACATCGATGTCACGTTCGGCGGTCGACTGTACGGCCTGCTGTCCGAGTCCGAACGCTGGCGGTGCGACGCGACGCTGGCCCTGACCATCGCGACGATCTCCGGCCTGCGCCTGGCGTTGCTGGATCGCTTCGACGTGCTGGATATCCCTGCTCGCACTCAGCAGGCGATGAAGCTGTTCCAGAGCCTGGCCGCCGGCGGCGAGATCGACACGCTGATCGTCGCCGGCACGCTCAAGGAACCGATGGCGAAGACGCCGGCCTGGCTACAAGCGGTCTGGATCGACGCCGGGCAACTCGCCGACCAGCAGCAACAGGCTGCTGCCTGACCCTCGATACAGCGCCCCACCCGGGGCGCTTTCTCTCCCAGCAAGCACGCACCGGACGCCGCCCTGTGGGCGATTCAACCATGCCTCGTGGGCCGCCCTGTCAGGCAGGGCGGCGTCCAGTGCCTGTTCACGGAGTGCTGACGTACTTCTAGCGGGTCGCGTACAGCCTAACGACTCTGGGTGTTGAGAACCTCATAGTTACCATCTGCATGCGCCTTGGTTACCCAAGCGTTCTTTGTCGACCTGGCTTGAGCCTTGGATCCGCTCAAAGTTTGGACCACTCGTCCCACGGCCTTCGATGCAACAAGTGCAGCGCTTTCAACCTTGGTCGGAGAACCCCGATAGCCTGCGGCAGACCGAAAATGATTGAGGATGATGTCTTGTTGATAAGCAGGTGTTTGCTCTCCACCGATTGTTGATGCACCCACCGTCTCATACCGGTAATAGACCTTGGTGTCATCGAACACGATCTCGACGATTCTGAAGTCAGGCATCTCTCCTCCTTGATCCGGCCCCATGCCGGACCTTCCAAATCTAACTCCAACGACATCACTGCGCCATCACGCATAGCGCAGTGCATCGTCACGTTCGCGAAAAGGAACCCGCCGCATGACTTCCCTCAAGAAGCCTTCCCCGCTCGACTTCAAGACCCAGTACGGCCTGGCCCTGGACGACGCCGACGACGCGATCATCGTCGACCTGTTCGCCGGCGGCGGCGGTGCCAGCACCGGGCTGGAAATGGGTCTGGGCCGCAAGGTCGACCTGGCAATCAACCACAACCCGGCCGCAATCAGCATGCACGAGGCCAACCACCCGCACGCCGAGCATCTGCCGACCGATGTCTGGGGCATCGACCCCATCGAGGCCACCAAGGGCGCCACCGTGGGCTGGCTGCATGCATCGCCGGACTGCCGGCACCACAGCCAGGCCGCCGGCGGCCAGCCGCGCAAGAAAGAGATCCGCGACCTGTCCTGGGTTGTTGTGAAGTGGGCCGGCAAGCTCCAGAAGCTCGGCCGCGGCCCTTGGGTCATCAGCCTCGAGAACGTGAAGCAGATCCTGCAGTGGGGCCCGCTGATCGCCAAACGTGACAAGTCGACCGGCCGCGTCGTGCGCCTCGACGGCACTGTAGCCGGTCCCGGCGAACGGGTGCCGCGGCACGAGCAGTTCCTGGTGCCCGATCCGAAACGCAAGGGCCGCACCTGGCGTCAGTTCCTGCGCGCCCTGGAAGGCTTCGGCTACCACGTCGACTATTGGGTCGAGCGCAACTGCGACTACGGCGACCCGACCACTCGCCAGCGCCTGTACCTGGTGGCCACCGACGGCGGTTTCGCGCCAGTGGCGGCGGAGAAGACCCATGCCGCGAAGCCCGGCAAGGGGCTGAAGCCGTACCGCACGGCAGCAGAGTGCATCGATTGGAGCGACCTCGGTCAGTCGATCCGCAACCGGAAGAAGCCGCTGGCGGAGGCCACCATGCGCCGCATCGCGAAGGGTATCGAGAAAGAAGTACTCCAGCGCGCCAAGCCCTTCATCGTGCCGATCGCGAACTGGTCGCGCGAAGCCGTGCATCCGGTCGATCAACCGCTGAACACCATCACAGCATGGCCCAAGGGTGGCGCATTCTCGATCGCCACCCCGTCGCTGATCCAAGTCGGCTACGGCGAGCGCGACGGCCAGGCGCCCCGCGTCCCCGGGCTCGACAAGCCCCTCGGCACGGTGGTCGCCGGCGGCATCAAGCACGCGGTCGCTGCCGCTCACCTGGTCAAGTTCCGCTTCGACGCCACCGGCGCCCCGGTCGACCAGCCGATGCCGACGATCACAAGCGGCGGTGAGTGCAAACGCCCGGCCGGAGCGGCGCACGCCCTGGGCATGGCCAGCGCGGTTCTGGTGGGTGCCGGAGGCCCCAGCTACGCCGGTAAGCCCGTCTCGGTCGACCAGCCCATGGGCACCGTTGTAGCCGAAAACCATCGCGCCATCGCCACTGCCTTCCTCGCCCAAATGAACGGCGGCTACAACACGACCTTCAGCCGGCCGGCCGACGCGCCGATGAGCACGGTCACGAACAGCGGCAGCCAGCAGCAGCTAGTCACGGCTAGCCTTCTGCATCTGCGCGGCAACTGCGACGCACGCGCCGCCGACGAGCCGCTGCACACGGTCAGCGCCGGCGGCACGCACCACGGTCTGGTCACCGCGGAAATGGTCGCCAGCAGCCTGACGCCGGAGCAATTGGACGGCGCGCTGTGGGTCTCGGCGTTCCTGATGCGCTACCACTCGACCGGCGGGCAGTGGGCGAAGCTGGACGATCCGCTGACAACGATCACCACCAAGGACCGCTTGGCGCTGGTCACGGTCTGGATCAGCGGTAGCCCCTACGTGATCGTCGACATCCGCCTGCGAATGCTGAAACCGCGTGAGTTGTATCGCGCCCAGGGCTTCCCCGACAGCTACATCATCGAGCGGGGCCACAACGGGCAGCGGTTCACTCTATCCCAGCAGGTCCACATGTGCGGCAACAGCGTGAGCCCGAACACGATGGCCGCATACGCCCGGGCAAACGACCCATGGAAGCGGCGGCTACGGCCGACGCCGCAACAGGCGGTGGCGGCATGAACACTGAGCAGTTCATCCGGGAGTCCGCCGCGCGCGGGCTTTCCCGCCGCGCCACCATGCACGCGCTCGGCATGGGCCCCTGGAAGTTCCGGGAGCTACTGACCCTGATGCCGGAGATCACCTGGCCGGCACGCGGATGCTCAACCGACCACCAGCGTGCGAACGAGCAGAAGCGCGGGCGCTGCACGCCGGCGCAGGCCGCAGCGCTGGAGCGCGCGCACGAACGCTGGAGCGAGAGCCGACGCTTCACCGTCGACGGCGTGACCGGGACCATCGCCGAACTGGTGGAGCACTTCCAGAGCCCGGTCCACGCGACGACCGTCCGCCGCCGCGTCGCCGCCGGCATGAGCCTGCGCGACGCCCTCATCACCCCGCGCCAGCAGCCCAAGCCCAGGCGCCGGCATCCCTGGATCCGCTCACAGAAGGAGCACACATTCTCCGACTGTTCAGCGCCAGAAGGCTCCGGCATGAATCGTTACTTTGAGAATTGATAAGCCAACCAGGTTGCCGGCCAGAGAATCCAAATTGCGGCGGCAAACACAGCAGAAGGCTTCCTGTTGCCAACGCTAACGAGTGCCCCCATGGCAACCATGCATACGATAAGAGCAAGCGGCATCAGCCAAAACAAATGCCAGACCTTAGTTGCGCTAAACGCGGTAACTCCGATCATGATCCACCAGTGAATCACTGCAGCAACTGTTGAAAGAAAGCGAGTTTCAGGCCTAAACAGCAGTCCAATCGTCCAACTGATAGCGAAAAACAGCACTACACCCCAAGCAACATAGGTCACTCCCACTCTCCTTGTCTGGCTAAACGTATGGCTGCCGGACGTTATCCCAATTTATTGCATTTCGCCATCAGGCGAGAGGTACTCCTATGTCCGCAGAAAACAACAACTCCGCCATGACGACGAACCAGAACCACCCCGACGATCACCTTGCCATTGAAGCGCTCCACAGCCGCTATCTCGATGTCCTGACCGGATGCACCAGCGATCACCTCATGATGTTCCAGGACGAGGCCTACGCGCTTGGCCGTGCCCGGGGGCGCCTGGACGTGTTCCGTTTCGACCTGCACCTGGAGCGCCAGCGCCGGTTCAGCGAACGCACGTTCGGGCCAGGATCGCGCGCCGCCGGCGTCATCGACCACATCCGCAAGGAACTGCGCGAGATCGAGGAAGCCCCTGGCGACCTGGCCGAGTGGATCGACGTTGTGATTCTCGCTCTGGACGGGGCTTGGCGTACCGGCGCCACTCCGGCGCAGATAATCGACGCCCTGGTCGCAAAGCAGACGAAGAACGAGGCGCGCACCTGGCCGGACTGGCGCACGGCGCCGGCCGACAAAGCGATCGAACACGTCCGAGCGGACGAGCCGGTCGACGACAACACCTACTTCGTCATGCGCAACGCCGGCAAAAAGGTGTTCGTGAAGCACGGGCCGTTCTTCCGGGATCAGGGCGGCCTGACGGAGGACTGGGGCAAGAACTGGACGCGCATCAGGGCCGGCAGCCTCAAGCATGCCCGCCAGATCGGGGAGGGGTTGCTGCCGTAATCCAGCGCTTCGACGACTGCTCCAACTGCGGGGCGAGGAATGCACCATAAGCGCCCAGTACCCCATGCACCTCCCTACAGAAACCCTTCCCGCTTCCAGCCACACATCCTGCACTTAACGTAGGGGCCGTATTTTCCATCGTGCTGCGACGTATCCCCGCCGCACTGGTGGCAATCGCCAGTCCTTTCCCCGCTTTCCCAACGTGCAATCCGGTAATACCGATAGCAGCCCCAGACAGCGAAAGAGAGCGTTGCAACTGCTACGAAGGGAAAAGCCGTATTGGCCATCTCGCCCAGAGCTTGAAGCATCCCTCCTTTCCCGCTGAGCGAGGACAACACCGCCAGGATCAGCAGGCCTGCACAGGTGCAGGCCACTGGCATCGCCAGGTTGAGTACGTATCGCATCGCGATCTCCTGTGAATGGCCTCATACGGCTGATCATTATCTAGGTGGGTCAGACACCTATCAATCTGCTTGTCTTGTGCCAACCATTGATCGACCAGCTTCACCTGAGCACCGCAATGAACCGCCCCACCATCTGCCGCACCACGGGCCAACGGATAGGCCTGTGCAAATGCTTCCGCTGCCGGCCGCCGGCGCCGGAGCAACCGGAGACACCACCATGTCATCTACCCAACACCAACTGATCGAGCAGTGCGCCACCCGCCTGCGCGGCATCGTCGACGCCCTGGACAACATCCACGACACCAGCCCGCACCGCTGGTCGACGGACCTCGACGACGTTCACTCCTCAGCCGAGAGCCTGCTGGCCATGATCAAGTGCCAGACGGCGGATCAAGCCGCCCAGCTTCTGGCGTCCCCTCCCCCGAAGTGCGCGACTTGCGGCGGTACTGGCATGGTCGATGACGGCGAGATTACCTGCTCACAAGGTGGCATTCCCTACGAAAACGGCCCGGTGAAGTGCGTGAAGGATTGCCCGGACTGCAAAGCGCAACCATCCCCGGCGCAGTCCGAGCAGGCAGAGGCGGGGCGGCCGGAAATGTCGCCAGAACGGGCCACGTACTTCATGCGTCGCTTCAAGTCCGAAGAGAAGTTGCTCGGTCCCAATGAGCAAGCCGCCGTGGACTACGTGCTGTCGCTGCTCGCCCAGCACGACCGCATCGTCGGGGCGCTGCGGGCGGAGATCACCCAACTCCGCCAGCACAAGAACGATTACATGGATGCTGGCCAGGAAACGTACCGGGCATTACAGAACGAAATCAGAGATCGGGAAGCGGAAATTGCTCGTCTTGATGGTCTGGTTTCGGGCCGCACGGCGGAGCGCGACGCCGCCCTGGCCA